ATGTCTGACAAAACGCTAAACTCTTCGTGTGTCATAGGTCTGTCTCTATAACCAAATGGACACGATATCTTAAAGTCACCGCATTCAATCTTACGAATAGTGTTAAGATTGACATTGCGATAACCCTTTTTATTGACATCATACACACACAAATAATTGTTGTGTATGTCCTTAGTCTTGCCGCTGACTGTATGTTTAGTTACGCCAAGCCTGCCAGTTAATACCCGCTCCTCACCGTTAGCCTTTACAAAGGTAACAGTAAAGAACTTATCGCCTACATTCGAGGCGACGTATTCTGCGAAAGTCATCTGGCTTTTGTCAGTACGAGTAATCATCTTTCTCATCCCTTTCTCTCTGTTCAGCTATCTCCTGCGACATGTCTAGCAGAACATGTGACGCTTCGTCAACAATTGTTTCTGCGTAGTGTTTCGACCACACTTCGCCTAAACCATACTTGTGATCTAAGATAGATTGTAATTGTTCTCTAAGGAACTTACAGACTTCTTTGTCCGTATCAGTATAGCTATACCAACCACTACGTTCGTGTACTACACGCCAATTATTCATCGGTTCTTTACCTTCTCTATAACGCAAGGATTGTTGTCAAAGTCGTAGCAGTTTAAACAGTCTTTACACTTCTGACCCGTGCATGGCTTGTAATGTTTATCAGCTACAGCGTTTGTAGTCATTGCATATTTACCTGTTAGCCAATCTTTATACATAACGTCCACTTCATCGCTTGTTACGTTATTAAATACATAATCAAAGTTAGTTGGTGGTCGCCAATGTACATCATCAACAATAGGATTAGACCATACTAGAATAAGATTATTAGGAAACTCGTCAGAGTTCCGTTTCATATCACGTTTAACTAAATTAACAATATCTTTACGCTTTGTCCACAAAGCAAACTTGCAATGGGAATTGTGCTTTGCGATCAATATAAGGTTCTTGAAGTGTACATGGTTGATAAGCTCACCATGAGCATTGAAGCGAAAGTAAGCTGCGTTTATAAAAGGTAAACAATTCTTATCTAAGGGTTTATATAATAGATCACTATTCCGCTGCAATGCATTCTCTAGATTGTTTCCAAAACGTTTGCTTTCAAGCGTAGCGAAGCTGTAACACTTTCTACAGATAACGTCATCACGTTTCGTATTGTGCATGTCTTGGCAAAATTTATTAGTGATAGTGTTTACACTAATTGCTTGGAAACCCTCTAGCTTACCATTAAGCTTGCTTATGTGTATTGTTTGCATAACTTGCATTTCATTTCTCGCTTTCTGATAAAAGGTCTAAAATGCGTTTACGTAGTTCACGCGCTTTTTCCATGCGCTCGCTACCTTGAATACAATGGTCGCATTCCCGGCCAAACGCGCTATCAATGATGTCATGTTCTAAGTCGGTCATGTCTGTTACTCCGTTTGTTTAGGATCACTCTTTATGAATTAATCATCAAGGGTTGTCAAGAGTTTTCTTTGTACAAAGTCTACGTAACTCTTTATCTACATAGCTTTTTGTATACATCAAAGATTCTGATCTGTAGTTGCATTCGTTACAAGTAAACTTTACAGTCTTGCTGCTAATAATAACATGGCTTAACTCTTTTTTATCATTCATAAAAGTAAAGTCACGCGCTCTCGATGTTGGAATGTACAATTGACAAAATTTACAATTGACAAAAAATACATGCTCTGGGCTAGTCATCGTTGACAAAATCCTTTTTGAATTGACAAAAGCTTATTTTTTATCTGTTGACGAAGACTCCAATTCCTCAAGACGTTCTTCTATTTTGTATTTTTCATACCTGTCTATTACTGACGAAATAATGGATGCGCCAGTTGTAAGCACCATGCATCCCGCTGATAAAAGAATTATCATTGACAAAACAACCAATAGAATACAATGACGTTTAGTCATTATCTTCATCTCCATTGGAGTGCTTTTTATAAATTTTAAAAGGTTTACAAAGGGAAAGCACTTCACTTTCTATTCCCCATTCTACATAAGTTCTAATTACTTCAGACACACTGACACCTTCAAGCTCTGCTTTGCTTGCAATATGGTCAAACGTATCCTGTTCAAAACCACAGATTATTCTACGTAACCTGCGTTTACCTTCTATATGTCCTTTAGCCATACGATTAAGGCTCCTTCGGAAAGTGATAATAATTTCTGTAAAGGTCATCATACCGTTCATAGATAGTGTCAAGATTAGCTTTACAGCTTGTCATAAAATGATATGTCCACACCATTACAACAAGAGCGATTAGACATGGCATACACAACAATATATTTCTTAACCACATGCCTAATTCTCTAAGGTAAATTCAAACTTTACGGGAACGTCAGACTCCTGTACAAAGTCTACAAGTTCTTTCTGTTCTTTGGTAAGAACATCAGTCACAACCCACATCTCTGGGTCGTGGCCGTTATCGCTTTCTCGTAGCCACTCCTCAAAGTCTGCATCGTACCAAGAGAGAGCATGTTTTTGCCACACATTAAACATACCGTCTGCACGTTCTTTGATCTCTGTTGTAACACCATTGACAATCATTTGTACTTCCTTTTTCTGTATAGATCAAGATAAGTTCTTTGTTTACGATATAGATAGCTATCTAGTTTTGCTACCTTTCTACCCACAAACAGATAAAAGCGGTATAGGGAAAAATAATAGTTAATCAACATAATTAACTCCAGTTGACAAATCGATCCCATAGGGTATACTATCCTACAAGTCCTTGTCAACCAAAAAAAATAGTTGGAAAAACAATGGGTTATCGAAGAGTGCAAAAAGACTTGCAGCGTCGAAAGAAAAGACGTAATTTTTCAGCGGCAAGCCTATCTGATCCTATGTTTCGTAAGCGTGTTGTGGAATCAAAAAAGATAAAGCATAAACGTAAGCGATTGACAAAAGATCAGATTGACAAAATCTATAACGAGACTGAACAGGAAACGTGATATGAATATCTTCTATCTAGACAAAGACCCTGTACGTGCTGCTGAATATCATTGCGACAAACACGTTGTAAAAATGATACTAGAATCAGCACAGATGTTATGTACAGCGCACAGACTTCTTAGTGGTGAAGATTACTGCAATGATAAAGGTTTGTATAAACTTGCATATAAAAACCATCCTAGCACAAAGTGGGCTAGAGAGTCGTATGTGCAATACAGATGGCTGTACAATCTTTATGAAAAGCTGTTGACAGAATACACAAAAAGATATGGTAAAATACATGCATGTGAAAGACTACGTGCAGAACTAGAACTGTGTCCTACAGACATAGAAACTAAACCTTTTACTGAACCACCACAATGTATGCCTGATGAATATAAGGTAAAAGGTAATTCCGTAACAGCGTATCGTCATTATTACAAAGGAGAGAAAGCAGACTTTGCAAAATGGCAATACTCTGAAACGCCGTGGTGGTGGGAGAACCCTAACGAGTTTAAGTTATAATGAAAATATTTGATCTTGAACAAGAGATTATAAAGGCTTGGAATGTTGTAGATGACATTCAACTTCTTAATGAGAATGTCATGGAAACAAGTATGTCCACTGATGATATCGCAAATGCTCTTCTTGGATTAGCAAGTATATACAATATGAGATTTCAAAAGACCTTTAGAGCGTTTGAAGATTTATCCAAAGAACACTCGGCAATGAGGAAATAAAATGAAACTGTACACAACCGACAAAGACTTTGATCTGCTACATCAGGCAGTGGACAAAGCGAGAAAAAATGCAAAAGAAGTAAAAGTAACTAGACAGGCACTTATGAACATGCTTATGGACCATGCAAACTTTATTGGTAAAATAAAATCATTTGGTGAAACTGTGGAGTATCCTCAAAATGAGTGAAGATTTTGTTACTATGAATATTACTTCTAAAATGAGAGACGGTGCGTCTAATAAATCAAAAGAGTTAGGTGTTCTTAAACACTCGATAGCAAAAGGTAAAGGTAATATGTATGGCTACTTAGGCGAGGCTATGTTTAAAAAATATGCTTCTCCATTTTATAAAATAGACACACATGACACGTACGATTATGATTTTATGGTAGACAAAGCTGTACGTATTGACGTTAAAACAAAGTCAACAAGTGTTACGCCGAAAGGTGAGTATGACTGTACAATAGCCGCATACAATACAAAACAAAAATGTGACGCTTATGTATTTTGTAGAGTTTTACACAGTTTTGATAAAGGTTTTATACTTGGCGGTGTGGGTAAAGAACAATTCTTTGATACTGCTAAGTTTTGGAAGAAGGGAACCATAGACCCCTCAAACGGATATCAGGTAAAAGCAGATTGTTATAATATAAAAATAAATGAATTACAAACGATAAAGGAGCTAATAGAAGAATGTATGAAAAACAAATAGAGTTTCCTTTTATGAAACGAGAAAAGGATTATGAGGTAACAATAAATTACAAAGGTTTCTCGTATCGTGGTTGTAAAAGTTTACAATTTAACGAAGAGTCTGGTTTGTACAGGGTCGTATATGTACATACTCTGGTAGGCCCAAACAAGGAAGAAGTGCCCTACATCAAAAGGGGTAGACAGGACCAATATGAAAGTGCTATAGACTTCCAAGAGTACATAGATGATCTCATAGAGGTAGCTCCTCCCCTTTGACCCACATACCCCTCGTCATTACTAGTACCTTTTTTAACAGGAATAAACGATGAAACGCTATGTTATTGATATTGAAGCAGATAGTTTGGATGCTACTCATATCTGGGTTGTTTGTATCTGCGATGTGGATAATGATAAAGACATACGCTCCTTTCGGGATGCTGCGTCCTTTGTCGCTGCTGTTGATTTAGAAAAGGATACGTTCATTGCTCACAATGGTATTGACTTTGATTTCCCAGTTTTGGAAAAGCT